AAACCTGTGCAGCCACAGTATATCCAGTTAAATTTATTGCCGATCCAGTGGAATCTTTAAATGTCAATTTAATAGGAAAATCTGCTCTCCTATCAACAGTAAAATTCTTTTTTCCTGGAATTATTGCCATTAACCTGAGACTTCCATCAGGGTGAGTGTTGATGCTAACCGTGAATCTTGATCTGCATTGGTATCGCCATGTGATCTATTAAGGTAAACAGTTGCTGAACCATTATTTTGGTGAGATAATCTCACACTGTAAGTTGTAGCACTTGTGGTAGCAGGAGAATCTAAATAATGCCCTGCAACAAATCCTGGAGAACTGGTTGAATTAACTCTACCTGCTGCGTGTGCTCTTGTTCTATTACCTGCAACATCTCCAATAGCACCCGATATAATAGTATCACCTTTAAAAAATGCAAATTCAACCTCATTATCGTTGCTTAAACCCATAGTTAAAGTTGCCATAAGTAAAATTTTACTAGAATTAGACGAGGGAGTAATTGCAAGACTTATTGCTGCTGAAGTAAAATTAGCTTCAAGTAAAGTTTCCGAAAAAGTATCTGTTTTTGTTGTAGATACGACCTGTATAATTCCACCACTAGCACCGCTTGGGAGACCCCCTGCTGGAACAATTGAATTAACTTTAAGTTGACTCATGCTGCAATCTCCAATACTTGAATCATAGATGGTTGTCTAAACCCGTACGAATAGTTATAACTGTCTGCCATTCTATTTAGATAAATAGTTGAAGTATTATTATCTTGAACAAATAATTTAAACCCATAAGTTATTTGGCTCGTTCCACCGGCGGTATCAAGGTATGATGCATTAATAGTATGTAATCTAGTGTCACTGGTAACTGAGGTAGAAGCTGTGGTTCTGGCTCTACTGCCATCAGCATCACCTCTAGCACCGTTTAATTCTGTCCCATCTTTTGTAAGAATTATACAAACAGTACCGTTATCTGAAACACTTGCAGTAACCATTACTAACAACTTACTAGATGATGAACTAGGTGTAATATTTACAGGGCAGTAAACTGTACTTGAAAAATTACCAGATGAAACACTTTCACTAGCCGTATCATTTTTAACTGTTTGTACAACTTGTAAAACACGGGAAAGGTTACTACCAGACGTATCTTGAAGTGCGTTAACTTTTAATGTACTCATGGCTTGGGATTAGCGTCTTTAACAGCTTTTATGTGAGTCGCCCATGTGCCAGATGTTGTAACAGTTCCAGCTACTATATCTTTATAAAGCATATCTAACTGATCTCCTATGGAAGCATAGATAGTCGAGCCATCAGTTGTTCTATCCGTTTGATATTTGATCGCAGCAGCTTCAGTGTTTAAAGTAGTTCTTGCAGCATCTATAAGGGATTGATCTAGACTTACAGAATTACCGCTTGCATCAAAAGCACCTTTGCTATCGTCAATAGAAACTACCGTTCCAGCGTATGCTTTGTAAATCGCTTCGTGATCTAAGGCCATAATCAGTTTTTAATTAAATTATACACGGAAGTAATCATGCTGACACCTCATAACAAGTAGTTGCTGATGCACCATGACCAAACCCAGCATCCCAAGTTCTATTGAGATACATAGTTCCAGCGTGTTGCCTCCATTCTATTGAATAAGTGGTAGCACTTGTAGTTGCTGGACTATCTAAAAATGCAAAGTTAGCCATTCTATACGCTGAACCACCTCCAATACAAAAAGAACCATCTGCATTATCATCTAAAGTACTTGCTACCGCAATATCTGTGCTTCCTCTTTTAAGCCTAAATGTTGTTTCTGCACCTGTTCCAGCAATATAAAGATAACCACTAAATAATATTTTGCTTGATGAAGAGGTTGGAGTTATAGTTACGTTTAAATCTGAAGATACATTTGAATATGAACTTGAGCTAGTGCTTGCAGTATCATTTTTAAAAGATTGTTTAATCTGAATAATACCGCCACCACCACCTGTAGGTACTCCTGATACTGGGATAATACTGTTGACTTTAATTGTGCTCATAATTTAAACAACTGTCCAGGTTTCACCAGCACCAACTGTAACTGTTACCCCTGATTGTATAGTAATAGGACCAAAACTGCCAGCGTTTTGTCCATTAGTAATAGTATAACTCTGCGTTACTGTTTGGTCGTTTTCCCAAAAGATATTGTCACTTCCAGCACCTTGAGCACCAGCACCAGCAGCAGCCCAACTTAGCGTTCCAGAAGCATCAGATACAAGGGCATATCCAGAGACAGTAGCATCAGCAGAAGGTAATGTCCAAGTAAGACTAGAAGAAATTGTAGCTGGTGCTTGAAATCCTACATAATGACTACTATCAGCATCAGCAAACCTAAGATCATTTTGTGCTTGAAGTGTTAATCCATTACCATCAAATATCATCTGCTCTGTACCACTAGAAGAAAATCCCATCACGTTTGCAGATTTTCTAAACAAACCTAAATCTGTATCTGTATCGAAACTTAATGCAGGAGTAGATGCACTTGAAGAATCATCTATCAATAACGGGCCTGTCATAGTACCGCCAGCTTTAGATAACAAACCTAAATTAGCTTGATCTATATTTCCTATTTCAGTAAAAGCACCATTACTTGAGTTTCTTATTTTTAAAATATTTGTAGTGGTATTAAGAAAAGGCATACCAGCTACACATTGACTTGAAGCTAAGTCAGATGACTTTGAATTACTTGATTGGATCGCAGCAAAAACATTATTAAGATCAGTTCTTACGTTGGCTCCAGAAGCATTTTCGATTGTATAGTTTGTAACGTCAGCCATAGTTAATAACTATTTTTCTCCATGTTAACCTCCTTTGCCGAAACCAACAGCACTATAGGTAAAGTTCCTATCAATACTAGCATTACTTGAATTTTTAAAATGAACTGTAAAGCCAGTTCCAGATATACTGCTGAGTTCAAAATAATCTCCTGATGCCATATTCTGTGGAGAAATATTAACAGAAGGTAAGAAACTATTTAGATTACCTAAACCAGATGTTCCAACAAAAAATGGTGCTGTAAATGTAACCGCTTTTGCTCCTGCTCCCGATGCAATAACAGATGATTGTTCAGTTCTTGATGGCATAGTAGCTGTATATCCTGCTTGCTGTAAATTCATATTTTGTGCCGTATCTGCTGTGTCTATAGTAATTCTGAACTGAAATCCTCGACCTTTAAATGTTCCATTAGCAAAATCATTGAAAGATGTATATGTTGGCGAACCTGAAGGATTATCGGTTGTGGTTCGTACAGCCATTTTTGCGTTTACATCATTAGCAATAGTTCCATCAAAGTCTGTCCAAGTGTCTATATTATCTGTTCTGTTATCAAACTGATCTCCTGTGTAAAAACCAACTCCTTGAAAATGTCTTTTTAAGACAAGTGAGAATGTACCACCCAAATCAAGAGTGTCTACAAAATCATAAGTACCACTAGCATTTGCTGTTGGGTCAGTAAGTTTTAATCCACCAAGAGTTGAATCAAAAGTAAGATTAGATTTAGTTCCGTTATATGGCGTTCCATCAGTATCTTCTCTGTCAGTTTTGACAGTAATAGAATCTAAAATATCAACAATAGATAAGGCTACACTTGCTGCATTTGCACTAAATCTACCACCATCATCTTGAAATTTAAGGAGATAAGTTCCAGCTAAAGCAGGAGCAATAACTTCTGTTGTATTACCAGCTACGGCCTCGATTACATCTTGGGCAGATTGAAATGTAGCTGCACCACCTGTTTGATTTGTATGCCTTATATAAACACGACCACCATGAAGAACATCTATAGCAGTTGCCTGTGTAAATCTTAATCTTACAAACTGTTCATTAATGGGCTCAATAGTAAGTCCAGAAACATCTTCTGGTAACGCAGTTTTACCTTGAGCTACAAATGTAGTTTCAGTTGCATTAGTAGATATTTCTCCTAAAGCATTGTATGAAAATACTTGAATTGTATAAGTTCCTTTTACAGTATCTAGCAACTCAAAATCACTACTAAATACATTTTGAGAAACATAATTACCATTTTCTATTTTGTAATTAACAAGATATTGAGTAACACCAACAACAGGTTGCCAATCAACAATAAGTTTACTTCTAGCAATACTATTTATAACCACTGTCTTCTCTGTAACTGTTAAGTTACTTGGAGGAGAAGCAGGAGCATTTAATACTGATATTGTTCTTGTAGGTAAAGCAGTTCCATCTTCGATAAACGCATATTTACCTTCAACATAAGACAAAGCTGAAATTGTGTAATTTATATCATCTTGTTCTTCTACTTGAATAACTCTAAATAATTGAGTCTGTAGTGTTGTACTAGAAATTAAATAAGGTGCATTTACATTTGGTGCGGAAGTAAAAGCAGAGGCAGTAGTTCCATCGGGTTTTGTAACGCTATTTACTGTAATTACTGCACCTGTAATATCAGATATAGAACCTACCTCTACTGTTCCGTCAGATAAAATTACACTTATTGTTGGATTATCATTCAATGCTGGTAAACCTGTTTGCTCCAGTGCATCAATAGTGATAGTTGTAGTTGTTGCAGATACAACTCGACCACCTCTTCTAGCACCAGATCTCACTGGATCGTTTATTTCAATAACAGAACCTGGTCTTACAACAATTCCTGCATCTACTGAAGTTGAAAATAAAACTGTTTCACTTTCATTTTGTTCAGCGAAAAGGATTGCACGACCCAATCTGGCAGCTTGATTACGAGATGTGCAAGCAAAGGCTTTTACCTGTTTTACTATCGTTCCGAGTTTTGATATTGCTGTCGCATCTTCTACTACCTCAAAATCTACCTCTTTAGAATCCATATTGAAGTAACTAACAGAAACAACACTGTGCCTAGTTTTTAAACTACTGCCTTGGTAATTAAATCCATTTTCACCCACGTTGGCTAAATTAAATAAATAAGTAGATGACGTTTCTTTATCTTGCGATAAAGTTACTCCTCCAGCAGACCATATTGGCATACATCTCATAACACCAGCTAAATCATTTATTGCTGCAAATGCTTCTTTAGGACTTTGAATATTTACGTTACAACTAAATCTTGCTTCTTTTGCACCTGATCCCGTGCCATCATCTACCTCTTCATTTGCATATTTACTTGCAGCTACAAAACTAAATAAATCTAAATTACTATCAGTAACGTGATCTCCTAGTCCATAGCGGGTATTCGTGAGTAAATCAAGCAAGCACATCGCAGGGCAGTTTGTATAAACAGCAGCACCCATAACTCCATTGAATATATAACCACTTGGATAAACAATTCTGCCAGTTGCATTATCCACAGTTGGCGTACCAGAACTAGATGCTCCTGCTCCTGGTATTCTTACTTTTACACCTCTAATACGATATTTTCTTGTAGGAATACGATTGAACTGTTTACTATCTAAACGAAGAGCAACATAAGCACTGTTGGCATAAGTCGAACTGTTATCTATAACTTCTTGAAGGCTAGTAAATTCAAAAGCATTTACTCTTGCTGCATCTGTACTATCTGCCGTAACACGAACTACTCTTACGTCTACAGGAAAAGCACCCGTAACATTTATCCTATGATCTCTGGCATAAGCATCTGCTGTTCTACCGCTAACAGAAGTACTGATAACATCAGTGTATCCACCAGAATTATATTGAACTTGTATTTTATATTCGACAGTATCTCCTCGAATATCACCGTCATCTTCAGCTACCTGTATCTGAGGCCAAGTTAAAGTAACAATAATTGCATCTACATCAGTATTAGTAACTTGTCTGGTAACAGGAGCAGATGTAGTTACAGTAACTCCAACACCAGTAGGCGATCTACTTTCGGCAGGAATACCACTCATTGCTGTTTGGTTTGACGTCCCAAATTTAGATTTAAAAGTTACATCTTGAAAGTTAAAGTCAGTATCAGCAGGACTAGCACTTGTAGCCGTTGAATTTAATATTGGAGTGTCATCAAGAAATACATCTTTTAAACTTGCATTGTCATAAGCAGTTGTTCCTTTGGTAAGACCTTCTTTAGATGCACTAGCAAAACCTTCTATCTCGCCTTCAGATATTAAATCTTGAACAGTAGCAAAACTTCTACTATGTAAAGTGTCAGGAGCACGATATGGGGGTGGTGGTGGTGGTGGTGGCCCTCCACCTGCTCCTTTGATAAGTTTAATTTCGTCTGTCATGCTTCTACCTGATTAGTGTCAACTGCTGCACTTATTACAACACTTCCTGTAATTATTTCGCCATAAACTATTGGAACAGGAGTGCCAGCTCTTGATGTATTCTGTACCCCACTAAAATTAAAAGATAATTGTGGATCTTCTTCTGAATTAAATTCTTTAGGTTTAGGCAAAGGAAACAATAATTCGGCTACCCCAGATAAAACCAAAGAAGCTCCCAAATAAACAGCAGCTTTACCTAAAAAAGTACCAGTAATTCCTGTAATTGCACCTGCGTTAGCTAAAGGAACTTGTGCAAAAGTAAAACTTACGCCACCCGTCAGAAAAGCAGCACCTATCAAAGCTGCACCTAATAAAACCTTTCCTAATCCTCCTCTACCAGCACCAGCTATAACTGGTATGAAATGTATATCCTCTTTCCCTATTGGATACGATAATTCGTCTTTATCTAAATCGTAGTTACCTACTTTAACTTGATAATACTTTGGACTCATATATCTTTCTAAACCTTGAAAATTATGTACTAAAAAACTTACTGCCTGTGAAACATTATGAACCTTTATCTCGAACTCTTTATGTCCGACAAATTCTGCTAACTCTCCATATAACTTTAATTTACGAAGCATAGCGATACCTCTTTCCTGTACATTTTAACAACCATTCAGAGTAAGGCTCTCTACAAGATAGTCTATCGGTTAAATGGTGAATAACATCTCCTTCAAAAAATAATGCTACATGATTTAAAGTTGGACACAAAATACTCATTAATAAAACATCTCCATCTTCTAGCTTTTCATCAGGTCTTAGTTCTCTAAAATTTGTTCTCCAAGCACAATCTTCAAACAGAGGTTTATTATTAAACTCTTCTAATGTTGTAGGTCTTTTCCAATCTCTAAGCTCTATATTCTTTTCTTCTTTATACCAATCTCTTACTAAACTCCAACAATCTGTTATACCCCATACCCATTGACGACCTAATAACGGTGGCTTGTATCCACAAGGCTCTAAATAAGCCCATTGTTCTGTTTTTGGATTAACAATATACCAAGGTAAATTACTATCTTCACAGCTAATTTTATCTGCCTGACTAGGAGTTGGAGGTGTTATAGGGTGACTATGAACAACACCAACTATTTCCCCTGCATTGTCTGCCTTTACATAATCTTCTGGGTCGATGATGAAACATTGATGCTCTGTCATAGAAAGATTACGACAAGGATAATATCTCTCTTTACCTTTTATATTTAATAACAAACCACAAGATTCTTTAGGATCTTCTCGTTGGGCATGAAGTAATGCTTTATATTTCCAAGTCATTAAACAAACGTACCAATAGAAGGGAATATAGATCGAGTGCATTGTCTTTTTGGGATTCTTACACCTGCTAAATCTGTAGGAGCAGCAAGCTCAAATTCAACAATTTCTCTAGTTTCTGCGGACTTACGATCTATTGCATAAACTTCTCGAGGAAATTCTGCATTTGGATCAGCAGTTGCATTTGTTCCGTCAGCAAAATTAACAGCATCAAGAAATTTAGCCAATGTTCTTATCCTTGTTACTGTAGCTCCTGTTAAGTCATTACCAGTTGTTGTTTCATTTACATTTAAAAGAATTGCTGAAATTAATCCTGTTGCGTTACTAATAACTATTTTTGGTCTAGGTAACTGTCCACGTTGAAAAGCAAAACCTGACGCTTGAATAGGGAATCTAAGATATTCATTGGTAGCCCAAACTATTTTGCCATTTGCATTCAAATTACTACCAGAATGAAATCTGTATATCGTATTTGCACCATGCAATGCTGTAGATAATTGCAAAGTAAATAACTCAATAATCGCCGATGGATTGATGTCTTGGAGACTACTAAATACTGATGCGTTTACTGACATTATGATGCTGGTTCAAATACTTGTCTAAAAGTGGCTTGAATTGTAGCTCTATTATTAAATGGTATAGATTTGCTCCATGCTTCGCAAACAAATTGAGAAGATGAACTTTCACCTGGTGGAGTAAAAGTAAAGCTATCACTGTCATTGGCACGAGCATCTAAAAAAGTTTCTATGGTATCCGCATCTGTCTCTGATACTTCAAAAGTAAGATTAAAAATCTTTGGATTTTGATGCTGTGCTAAACCAAATAAAATTCTATGCTCATAACCATCAGCAAAACGAACAGTACGAGTTAATGGTGCTGATCTTTTCTGTTGGCCGTATTTAGGTTTTATTGAGGGAAACGTAGCCATTATGCAAGTAATCCTCCTGGCCTTTGTTGTTGTATTATTTCAGATTGTACTGCAACTGATATAAGACGACCAAGTTCTTTTCCTCTATCTTCATCTCCTTCTACGTTAGAACCAGAAGCATCTACATTTACTACGATATTTGTTGAACCACCTAATTCATGGTTCGGTGTAATATTGCCACTTACCCCTGGGCTAAATAATTCTGGCCCTCGTTCTCCAACTATATATGGCTTGCCACCCGTAACTCGTCCTCCTTCTGCCATGCCACTAATAGATGGCATTTGAATATTAAACATATTCTGAAACAAGCCTAAGAAAGATTTTTGAATACCAGCAGCAAGGACTTGTGCAGCAAGATCTAAGAAATAATCACCAATTCTATTCAACATATTTCTAAAGGCATCGGTAACTGTCATTGTTCCTTTAACAATTCCTTTGAAAGATTCTGCAAAACTTGTTTTCAGTTCTTTACTTACATCAAGAACTACTCTTGTGGCTCTTGATAATCTTTCTATTTCGTCTACAGGTGCTTTAAATTCTTCAAACTCTTGTAATTGTAAAATATATTCTTTTGTAAATTCTGTAAGTTGTTGTGTTGGAACAACTTTCCTAATTCACTATTTGGATCGAGTTGTTTTATGAAATTTTGTAAGTTATCACCCTCTTCAATAACCTTTTTAAATGCTTTACCATCAATTTTTGTATTAAATTCTAAAGTATTTAAAAGATTTTTTCTGTTAACTTCTGCAATTTGTTTTGTTAACTTTAATTGAACTTCAAGATTTGATTTAGTTTTTAAATCTGCTAATAATTCATCTGTTTTTCTTTGTCCAATAATATCCCTAGCTTTTACTATTTCATTTATTAATTTCGGAGCATCAGTCGCACCAGCTATTTCATCGAATCTTCCTACTCCATCTTTACCAAAAACATCTATCAAAGCATCTGCCTCTTGTTTAGTAAATCGAGGAACAAGACTATCTACTAATTGTGTTGCTTCTTCTTTGGTTATATTTAATTCTTTGGCAAAATTCTTTATTTCTTGCCTTGAAAAAATTGAACTATTACCAACAGCTTGTAATTGAGCATTTACTAATTTTAATTCTTTTCTAAATTTCATAGCATCTTCAATTTGAGCAGCAATAGCAGTAGCAGCAATAGAAAGAGCAAAACCTCCACCTGGTGCTAATGCTCCACCAACCGCACCTGCAGCACCACCCATGATTGCACTAAGGCCACCAGCTCCAAATAAGAAAGGAAAACCACCACCAATCAATGCACTACCAACACCACCTTTTAATCTACCTGCTGCACCACCAGGCATAGCAAATGGACCAGTAGATTTTGCATTTCTACCAAAACCCATTCTGTTAAAAAATGGTGCTTGTTGTGGTCCTATTCTTCCACCTGGCACTCCAAACTGATTTGAAATTGCTTCAAAATTAGACCTAGTTGCTTGTTGACTTAATATTTGCGCTGTTTTTGTTGTTTGTTTTACGTTTGCTTTCACACCAGCAGCAATCTTGTCGGCAGCTTGACTAAAAGCAACAAAACCTGTAGGTTCTAAACCAGGATTTATTGGAGTAGCTTTTGTTCTAGCACCTCTAAAATCTGCTGCTGAAACTGCTCCACCTGCTTTTATGGTTTGGCGTAGTCTTAACTTATTTAAAAGTTTTTCTTTTGCCATTAACTGATTATTATGTTCTTTTTCTACGTTTACTAATGCTCTAGCTGCTCTGTTAAAACTAGCCGTGCCAACTGCTGCCCTATCTAATAATTTTCTAGCTCTTAAAAGCTGTTTATTAAAACTGTTTATAGATGCTGGTAATACTTTATTTTGTTCTCTTGCTTCTTTATTAAATTCTCGTATTTTATCTGTTGCTTTTACTAATTCCCTACGAAGCTCAATTAACTTTCTAGAATTTTTAAGAGCTATATTCAGATTTACGTCATAACCTGCTGCCACTTTTCTATCTGAATAATAAAATTATTTCTATTCTACCTTCTTCTACCTTTTAAAGCACTATTTCTTTGTGCTTGTTCTTGTTGTTTTTTATATTCATCATTTTCAATCTCTGCATAAGCAGCCCAACCCATCATCTCTTCGATAGTAAGAGTCTCACATAATTCAGCTACAGTTTTATGTAACTGCTTTGCTAAACCATATATGAACTGCCAATCTTTATTTGCTTTTCAAATCGGCTTTAGCCTCTTTAACCTCCTTATCAGTTCCCACCGTAATCATCGCTATCTGTATTTCTTCAAGAATAGATGCTGAAACTTCTCTTCTTAATGAAGCTCTATCTCCATCTTGAAAAAGTCTTGCACCATCTTTATCTAATGCTTTTTCAATCATCATCTGTAAAGCATAATCATTAGTATCATCTGTGCCTGTTTTTTTAGAAATAGCTTCTCTCTCTGCAATAGTCAAAGGATGCCAATATACACTTAATTGAACTACTCCATCTTTTACCACATCATGTTTATAAAGTTGAGAAACTCCAAACTTGTTCCTTAAAAGGTCAACTGCTCTAGTCATAAAATAAGTACTGCTACTTTATTATACTAGGCATTAGCTGAAAATTGGCAAGATATTATCCCAACGAAATGACTTCTATCTTCAATTTCAAGCATTGTAGGCCCATTTATATCCTGTACTCTTGGTTTTACACTAAAAGTATCTGTATATCCCGAAGCGTTTACAGAAGTTAAACCATCAATCACTGCCTCTGCTATTTCTGATAACTGACTTGTACCCTTACTTTTTGGGACGTATATATTACATTGAATAACACCTGAATAAAAATCTGAAGATGCACCTTGATTTTGAATCGTAGCTTGATTGTAATTTATTAACATTACTACATATTTTTTAGTTTTACCTGATTTAGTAAAAGTAACATTGTCATAAACCATATCAATAGTTGGATCTACGTCCGCAACTGCATCTGTTACTGCCTTTTCAAATGCTGCTCTTGTTTTAACTAAAGTCATTAATACTCCTTAAGATTAATTTCAGAATAACCTACGCCTCCTTTAGAAGATCCAAAACCTTGCATCTGTCTCGATGCTACAAATAATTTACCTTTCTTCTGTGTCATCGTTTCTCTAATAATTTTACCTAAACGTCCTTGTATAAAATTCTGAATTTTTCCTCCTTCTAAAGCATAAGCAGCATATTTAACAGTATTTCCAATATAAACAGGTCGTTTTATATTGTATTGCTTATTTATTTCATGTCTTTTTTGAATTTTAGGATTATGTGAAAAAGGTCTATTCTGAAAGAAAGCAG